AGGAGTCGATGGAGAAAAGAAAAAAATATCGGGAGAGCATAGGCAGGAAGACAGTGACACCAGGAAACCTGGCGGAACAAGTGCAGTACGGGAAACCAGTGACGAACATGTGGAGGACACCAGACGCTCACTGCGACAGGGGACCTTCATCAGAGAAAAGAATGAAATTGAAACTGAAAAAGAAAATGCCGATCTCACTCAACGATCAAGTGAAGCATCCGAATTTGATGTGGCCGACGCCATCAAAGGGAATGTGGAAGCAGGACGTGAACGACAACGGGAGGTACGCGAGGGACATCAAGAAGAAGGGATTCCAGGTGATGCTTCCAGCGGCAGTGAAACTGTGGCCGACCCCGAGAGAGTTTATGTACAAGGACAGCACGACGGACAGGGGGAAAAGCAATCTTGGGGAGAAGGTTGGTGGGCAGTTGAACCCAAATTGGGTCGAGTGGGTTATGGGATACCAGACAGGGTACACAGACTTAAAGCGTTAGGTAATAGTTTAATTCCGGCCATCCCCTATTATTTAGGGCAGGCTATTTTAGAAAGGGCGCTCGATGCATAGACACATTGCTATAGGACCGCCAGGCACAGGCAAGACAACCTATCTTAAAAAACAAGTGGACTATCTTGTTCACAATAAGATTTGTTCACCTCAAGAGATTGGATATTTTAGTTTCACCGTCAGAGCTGCGGAAGAAATAAGAGACAGGGTGATGGATAAAAAGAAATGGAGCAAGGATGAAATGAAAGCAATGTTTCCTTATTTCAGGACACTGCACTCCTTGGCTTACGACCGTCTGGATCTCAAGCAGGCGCAAATTATGAATGAATATGATTACACTCTCTTAAGTGAGAGAACAGGAAATGAATTTGTCAATCGAATGAAAAAAGGAAACGGTGTTGACATCTCGATGCCCACGGCCAAGAGTGAATACCAGGACATCATTAATCTTTCCTATGCAAAGTATCCCAATGACGAAGACAGATTGGACAAGGTTTTCAGGCACGTAAAAATTAATGACTACGGCGCACGCGATAAAATAAAACAAATGGCTCTTGATCTTTCCAATTATAAAAAAGACAGGGACAAATATGAATATGTTGATTACTTCATCAGATTTTTAGAAGAACAGAATCCACCCAAATTAAAATACTTATTTGTTGATGAAGCACAGGATCTAAGTGCACAGCAATGGGACGTCGTGGATATGATTCAAAAGAAATCAGGAGCTCTTCAAACTTACATAGCCGGTGATGACGACCAAGCAATCTTCCGGTGGGCTGGTGCGGACATAGAACATTTTATTAGAATGGCAGACACTTCTTCAGGAAATACAATTATACCTTTAACGGAATCATATCGCATTCCTGTAAGCGTACACACTCTTGCCACAAAACTTGCACAGTCAATATCCCAACGAATCCCAAAAGAATACAAGCCACGCCCCGAAGAAGGAATAAGAAAAGTCTTAAATGTCAGACCTTTAAACAAAGGAATTCAGGAAGGAGAATGGTTAATTCTATGTAGGACGCACGAAATTGTTAAGTCGGTATGCGACGCACTCGAACAGTTTGGCTGGCTTTATAAATGCTACGGGAAATCCGTTGTCAACCTGGAATACATCACAGCCATAAGAGGCTGGACAAAATTATCAAGAGGCGAAAAACTATCAGGAGTTATCTGTGAAATTATTTACAAGCATATGGATAGTTCACGAATAAAAAGAAACTACGGCGTCTTCAAGGGCGACCAGGATGATGTTTATGATTTAGAAAGACTAATCAAAGAATATGGGTTAAGAGAAACCATTGTATATAAAACAACAGAAATTAATACTCGTGATGCAACCTGGTATGAAATGTTAAATGCAAAGGGACTCGTTAAAAAAATTACATATCTCCGTTCGCTTCTTCGTTCAGGAAATAAAATTGACGAGGAACCGCGCATAGAAGTCTCCACCATTCACGCATCCAAGGGAGGCGAACGGCAAAAAGTTATGTTGCTGGCCGACTTGTCTTACGGGCCTTACAAGGCATCCATAGAGAATCAACAAGGACGTGATGATGAAGCACGAGTGTTCTATGTAGGCGCAACACGGGCAAAAGAGGAGCTGTATATTGTACAACGCGCCGATCCTGCGCACTTTAATTACGAACCAATTTTTCACTATGAAAGGCAATGCCAATGATCTCCCAAGAACTGCTTAAGGAAGCTACTGAACTTGTTGGAGGAGAACGTCAGGAAGAATATGGCGACAAGCTTACCAATCATACAAACATTGCGGACTTCTGGTCTATTTTTTTAAAGAAAAAAATTACAGCCCATGATGTTGCAATCTGTATGGCCTTGGTTAAGATAGCACGGCTTATGCACCAGCATAAAAAAGACAGTTACCTTGACCTTGCGGCTTATGCTGCCATCGCAGGGGAAATTGAAACACGAACAAATAAAAAAAACATTTCCTTTGAAGGTGAAGGTGAAAGACGGGGACGAATTACAAAGGAATACGTTAAATCCCTGAACAAGGTCATGGATGAACTGGAGGAAAAATGAACTGGTTTCCCAAAGTCCATAGAATGCCCAGCGAATGGGTGATGCCCGATCATTTTCCAGATCTCTCTGAATATAAAGAAATCTCTATTGACCTCGAGACACGAGATCCAGAGCTAAAAACAAGAGGCCCTGGCTGGGTGGCAGGACGGGGAGAGGTGGTAGGAATAGCTGTAGCCGTAGAGGGCTGGCAGGGATACTACCCCATAGCCCACGAAACACCGCCCAATATGGACAAGGACATTGTGGTCAAATGGCTAAAAAAACAATGCTCCTACACCGAGAAAAGCTATATATTTCATAACGCTTTCTACGATCTGGGATGGCTGTCCACTTTAGGCATTGACATCCGAGGAAAAATAATCGACACTCTCATTGCTGCACCACTGGTCGATGAGAATAGGTTTAGATTTGATTTAAACTCATTAACAAAGGATTATTTACAAGAGTCAAAATCTGAAACCCAGCTCTATGAAGCGGCCAAGCAGTGGGGTCTAGACCCAAAGGCGGAACTATGGAGACTACCGGCAAGCCATGTCGGTGAATACGCTGAACAGGATGCGGGTGTTACCCTACGCCTGTGGCATCACCTATCAACAGAAATAATAAAACAAGAACTCACAAGCATTTTTGAATTGGAAACAGATTTGTTTCCTGCTCTTTTTAAGATGAAACAGAAGGGTGTCCCCGTGGACATCCCCAAAGCAATGGAGATAAAAGATGATTTACAAGCTCAAGAGAATAAAATTTTACGTGCAATTAAAAAGCTCACAAATCAGGATGTGGAGATATGGGCTGCAGCATCGGTGGCGAAAGCCTTTGACAAGCTTAGAATCCCTTATGATCGTACTGCCACGGACAAGCCTAAGTTTGATAAGAATTTTCTGGCAACGCATGACAGTCCCCTCGCTAAAATGGTTGTTGAGGCGCGCGAGATTAATAAAGCAAGAACCACCTTCATTGAAAGTATCCTCAAGTTTTCACACAGGGGCAGGATTCACGCAGACATACACCAAATGAGATCGGATGCGGGAGGCACCGTCACAGGCCGCTTCTCGTACTCCAATCCCAATCTCCAGCAGATTCCCGCACGGCACGCCATCCTGGGACCGCTGATCCGATCCATCTTCATTCCCGAGAAGAATTGCGAATGGGGGATCTTTGACTACTCGCAGCAAGAACCACGGCTCGTGGTCCACTATGCAGCTCTGACATCGGAACGTTCAGGAGGACTTCCTGGCGCCAGTGAATTTGTTGAAGCTTACAAGGAAGATAATGACACGGACTTTCATCAACTGGTGGCTGAGATGGCCAACATCCCCCGTAAGCAGGCCAAGACAATCAATCTGGGACTGTTCTACGGCATGGGAAAGGGAAAGCTGATGTCACAACTGGGACTTAATCAGGAAGACGCCGAGGAACTCCTGGCGGACTACCATGAAAGAGTGCCTTTCGTGAAAAAGCTGATGAATAGGACGATGTACGCTTCCAGTAAAAAAGGTTTCCTTCGCACGCTTCGAGGGAGAAAATGCCGCTTTGACATGTGGGAACCAAAAACCTTTGGCATCCATAAAGCCCTTCCTTTCAAGGAGGCACAAAACGAATACGGCGACCAGATGCTCAAGAGAGCCTGGACCTACAAAGCGCTCAATAGGTTGATCCAGGGATCAGCCGCCGACCAGACAAAACAGGCGATGCTTAACTTGTACAAGGAAGGGTACCTGGCGCACATCCAGGTTCATGATGAACTTGATTTTTCCATAG